GGTTGAGGAGAAAAGAGACGAGTTAAAAGAATATAGTGAAGGCGTTCAAAAACGTATTGCTAAACTTACTCGTAAGATGAGAGAAGCTGAAAGGCAAAAAGAAGAAGCAATTGCTTACGCTCAAGCTGAAAAACAAAGAAGAGAAGAGTTTGAAAATAGATACTCCAAACTTGACAAATCGTATGTATCCGAGTTTGAAAACAGAGTAACGACAAACATGGAAGCAGCTAGAGCATCTTTAAGAAATGCAATTGAGTCTGGTGATGTAGATGCACAAGTCGCAGCACAAGAACAAATTGCAAGACTAAATGCAGATGCAACTAAACTTTCAGTGCTCAAACAAGCTCATGAAGAGCAACAAGAAAATCAAAAGCAGGTTAATATTACACCTCAACAATACAAAGAGGTTAATACTTATAATGGCTATGAATTACCAGAAGGATCAAGAATAGACGCAAAAGCAGAGTCTTGGGCGGCTAAAAACTCTTGGTTTGGTAACGATTCAGCTATGACTTATACGGCTTTTGATATCCATAAAAAACTAGTCGAGGAAGAAGGTTTCGATCCACAATCTGACGAATATTATTCTGAAATAGACAAGCGAATAAGACTTGAATTTCCAAATAAATTTGATAGAAATGTGGATAATCCCACAGAAAGAGCAAAACCTGCTCAAACCGTGGCTTCAGCCAAACGTCCAGGCACAACAGGGCGCAGAAAAACTGTGAAACTCACTCCATCACAAGTAGCAATAGCTAAAAGATTGGGAGTGCCACTCGAAGAGTACGCAAAACAATTAACCACGAAGGAGGCATAAGCGTATGGAACAAGATAAAAACATAAAAACTTCTCGTGCGAGTCAAACAAGAGAAAAGGCAAAAAGACCTACTACTTGGACTCCCCCGTCATCACTTGATGCACCTACTCCGCCTGATGGATTTAAACACAGATGGGTTAGAGCTGAAAGCATGGGTTTCGACGATACGAAAAACATGTCAGCCAAGTTGAGATCTGGATGGGAACTCGTAAGAGCAGAAGAATATCCAGAAACCGACTATCCAACTGTAGATACAGGCAAATATGCAGGGGTCATAGGGGTTGGCGGCCTATTGCTGGCTAGGATACCAACAGAGATCGTTGAAGCGCGCAAAGCTTACTTTGCTAAGCAGACACAAGATAGAAACGAAGCTTTAGAAAATGATCTTATGAAGGAACAGCACCCAAGTATGCCGATCAATAGTGAAAGGCAGACACGTGTAACCTTCGGTGGTACGAAGAAGTAATCTTTTAGATATTTCTAGATCATCGATTAATAAAAACCATTATAAGGAGAAAAAAACATGGCTAACTCAAACTCACAAGGTTTCGGTTTAGTAGCGGCAGCAAGAGTTGGAAATACTCCAGCAATTTCTGGTCAATCTAAATACGAAATCGATGCAGCGGCGGCTAGTGCTATTTATAATGGTGAGATCGTAAAAGTAAATATATCTACTACAGTAGGTGGATATATTACAACTGCAGCAGCTGGTACAGCGGCAGTAGGAGTTTTAAACGGAGTATTCTACAATGATGCTACAACTAAAAAGCCTACGTTTGCTAACTACTATGCAGGTTCGATCACACCAGCAAATAGTGAAGACATCACTGCATTCGTCAATGATGACCCGAATCAATCGTACATCATTGCAACTGATGCCACTCTTGGCGCAACTTTAGCATTAAGAAAATCTAAAATTGGATTAACTTATGCAACAACTGCGGCAGCGGGAGATACAACATCAGGTAAATCTACAATCAGACTCGGAATCTCAACAGCAGCTACAACAGCTAAGCAATTGAGAATGATGAGAATTGCTGAAGATGTAGAAAACCAAGATCAAACAGCAGCTAACTGTTCAGTAGTCGTAAAGATCAATTTGCATCAATACACTGTTGGATCATTAGCTACAGGCATATAATAGGAGGATATAGATTATGGCTATAAGTAGATCACAGCTAGTTAAAGAACTAGAGCCAGGTTTAAATGCACTATTTGGCCTGGAATACCAAAACTATGCGAATGAGCATGCAGAAATTTTCGATACAGAAAATTCAGACAGAGCTTTCGAAGAGGAAGTAATGTTATCTGGCTTTGCTAATGCTCAAGTGAAAGGTGAAGGACAAGGCGTTTCTTACGACCAAGCTCAAGAAACTTTCACAGCTCGTTATACGCACGACACAATCGCGTTAGCATTCTCAATCACTGAGGAAGCTATCGAAGATAACTTGTACGACAGATTAGCAAGCAGATATACAAAAGCTCTTGCTAGATCAATGGCGAACACAAAACAAGTTAAAGCAGCGAATGTGTTAAACAACGCGTTTGACTCATCTTTCGCAGGTGGGGATGGAAAAGAGCTTTGTGCTACTGACCACCCAATCGTTGCGGGAACTTTCTCAAACGAATTAGCTACAGCGGCTGACTTATCAGAGACTTCTTTAGAGCAGGCTTTGATTGACATCGCAGCATTCGTAGACGAAAGAGGTCTAAAAATCGCGGCTAGAGGAATGAAATTAATCATCCCAAGTGAATTACAATTCACAGCGGAAAGATTAATGAAATCAGCTGGTCAAACTGGCGGTAACAACAACGATGTAAATGCTGTTGTATCAATGGGAATGGTTCCACAAGGATATGTGGTAAACCACTACTTAACTGATACAGATGCGTTCTTCATCAAAACTGATGTACCGAACGGTTTAAAACACTTCGTAAGATCACCTATCAATACTAAAATGGAAGGTGACTTCGATACTGGTAACGTTAGATACAAAGCTAGAGAGAGATACTCATTCGGTTTCTCTGATCCTAGAGGTATCTTCGGATCACCAGGAGCGTAATCCGTATTATCATGAGCGGGTCCTTGACCCGCTCATGAATAAATGATAAAGAAAGAATGTGATGAAGAGCACTTACCTAATTCAAATTTTTACTGAGAAGTTTCAAACAAAATTCAATATCACTACAGATAGCTCTATGATTACAATGCCACAAGTGCATCAAGAAATTATTGACTATCTGGGAAAAAATGATATAGAATGGGAGCCGAACAAGCTTAACTATAATGGTAAAAGCAAGTTCTATATAACCTATGAGGAGGTTGATAATGGCAAGCGACAAGATGATACTGTTCGCAAGGAAACTGAAACTCGAGTCTAAATGGAACGAGTTGTTTCTTGAAAACAACGGACAAGTAACACCTGAGATGTCGGTAATAGGAGATGAGATCAAAAAATCGATCAGACAAATCCTAGCGGCACAAGAAGTCGAGACCCATAAAAACAGCAAAGATCTAGAAGTACATCTTTACGCTGGATAAATAAGGTCTCAAAAATTCAAAAAGTGACGACACTTTGCAAGGATACCTTGCACTTCTCTAAAAACTTCTATATAATTTAACAATCTTAATTAAGATAAGGAGAAAATTATGTCATTCAAATCAGACGTAAAAGCAGTTAGAGCAACAGCAACAGGTTCAGTCTTTGCAGGAAGAACAAGATTAAGAGGAATTATCCTTGAAAATGATGGGACTACAACTCAATCAATTACATTAAGAGATGGAAATGGTGTAGACGGTTTTATTTGTAGTTGTCCAGCAGGAGATGTTTTTGCATTTAATATCCCTGAAGATGGAATTGTTTTTCCAGATGGAATGTCAGTGCAGGCAATCGGAGCTGATATATCTGCAACGATAATTCTTGACAAATAGGAGGACTAAGTGGCTACCTCTGGTACTACAGCATTCGATTTAAATATCGACGACATCATTGAAGAAGCGTATGAAAGAACGGGTGTACGTGGTACGCGTACAGGTTATCAATTAAAAAACGCTAGACGCTCACTTAACATTATGTTTGCTGAGTGGGGTAATAGAGGTGTTCATCTTTGGAAAGTTAAAGAAGCAACTATTCCGCTTGTTGAAGGACAAGCTGAATATAATTATGCAAGTGATAACACAAATTTTCCACAAGATATTAATGATGTCCTAGAAGCATTTGTAAGAGATAACACAACTGCAAGTGCACCCGTAGATACCACTTTAACTAAAATTGATAGATCAGCATATGCTGCGCTTCCCAATAAATTATCAAAAGGAACTCCTTCACAATATTATGTAGAAAGAAAAGTAGCACCAAGTGTATATTTATATACAACTCCAAGTTCTGCTTTTTCTGGATCCAACTTTCAATTAAAATTTTATTATGTTGCACGAATAGAAGATGCAGGTGCATATACAAATACAGCGGATATTGCATATAGATTTATTCCATGTATGACAGCAGGACTTGCATATTATCTTGCAATGAAAAACTCACCTGATTTAATTCAACCACTAAAGTTAGTTTACGAAGATGAATTTAAAAGAGCATTAGACGAAGATGGTCAAAGAACTTCTTTATTCATTTCACCACAAACATTTTACGGAGATGGTGTATAATGGGTAATTTTGCTAGAGGAAAATACGCACAAGCGATTTCTGATAGATCAGGACAAGCATTTCCTTATTCTGAAATGGTTAGAGAATGGAACGGTTCTTTAGTTCACATGTCAGAGTACGAATCAAAACATCCACAATTAGAACCAAAACCAAAAGGAGCAGATCCTGAAGGTTTATTAAATGCAAGACCTGCAAGAATAGAACCTGCAACACCAAGACTATTAAGTTCAAATGCATTTACTTCAACTGCATCATCTACAACCGTTTCTGTGTTTGAAGAAAAACATGGAAGAACAACAGGTGATACGGTTAGATTTAGAGATGTTGCACAAGGCAATGGAATCAATGACGCAAACACTGCAGCAGGATTTACAATCACTGTAACTGATGTTAATAATTATACTTTCACTTCAACAGATACAGCAAACACAAGTGGAAAATTTGGAGGATCAATCGCGTCCGCAGGACCTGTAACGATATCATCATAATGGCATATACTTTAGATAATTTAAAAACCGATATTAGAAATTACACAGAAGTAGATAGTAATGTTTTATCTGATTCTATTTTAGAAAGAATTATTCAAAACGCTGAAAGTAAAATCTACAGAGGAACTGATTCAGATGATGATAGATTTTATGCAACATCAAATTTAATTGCTGGAAATAGATATGTCACGATTCCATCTGATTTAAGAATTATAAGATATGTTCAGTTAAAAGACTCATCAGATAAACAAACTTTTTTAGAACAAAGAGATACATCATTTATGGCTGAATATTATGATGATCCTTCTACTTCTTCAGGTATACCAAAATACTATGCAAACTGGGATGCTAATTTTTGGGTTGTTGCACCTACGCCTGACGATACATATCAAATTACTTTAGCTTACAATAAACAACCTGTAAGCCTAACCGATTCTACTAAAAGCGCTGTAGGGACTTATATTTCTAATAAATATCAGGATTTACTTTTATATGCTTGTCTGGTAGAAACATATGGATACTTGAAAGGGCCTGCAGATATGTTACAATATTATAATCAGGCTTATGAAAGAGCCCAACAAACGTACTCTATCGAACAACAAGGTAGAAGACGCCGAGACGAATATGAAGATGGTGTTATTCGTACTCCCCTTAAATCTGTAAACCCATCACAATAACTTTAAGGAGAAACTAAATGGCAAATATAGTACCTGATTCATTTAAAACAGATCTTTTAAAATCTGTATTTAATTTTGACTCATCAGGCGGAAGCACATTTAAATTAGCACTATACACCGACATTTCTGGTTTCAGTACATCAACAACTGCATATACAACAACTAACGAAGTTTCTTCGTCTGGTACAAACTATACTGCAGGTGGTGGTACTCTAACTAATAATGGCGTAGCGGTATCTTCAAATACAGCTTATGTTGATTTTGCAGATTTGACTTTTTCATCTGTAACTTTAACAGCGGACAGTGCGTTAATTTATAAAAGTAGTGCTTCAAACGAAGCGGTATTAGTTTTAGATTTCGGCGGCGATAAAACTGCAACGAATGGTGATTTCGTAATTCAGTTCCCAACTGCTGATGCATCTAACGCTATTATTCGACTTGGTGACGCGTAATACTGAGGAGTTAAAATGGCATTGGTAATTAACGACAGAGTAAAGGAGACTAGTACGACTACAGGTACTGGTACGTTTACACTAGATGGAGCTGCAACAGGCTTTGAAACATTTTCATCTGCAATTGGTAATACCAATACAACGTATTATGC